ATCCATGCTTGTATAGCAGTAAATACAACAGCAGAACCTATAGCTAATCTACCTGTTTGTAAAGCTTGTGCATTAGCTAATTCAATGTGATTAGTAATACCATACTTCATTACACTGTCTAGATTATTAGGATTAGCAAAAGCTATATCATTAAACTCTTTTACTAAGAAATTAAAACCGGGTGTATGTTTAGCTGTTAATGCAAGTCCGTTTACACCAGTTTTAGCAAATAAGAAGAAGGGTCTAGCTAATGGAGCACCACTAAATACATCATTTAAGCCTTTAGTAAAGCCTGTAAGTTCTTGTGTAAGTGTTACTTCCCTACGTGCAAATCTTGTAGCTTCATCTACTATATTACCCTGAGCATCAAAGACTTGTCCAGCAAAATCATCTTGATAAGCTTTCATTAATTCAGGAGTAATTTCAGGTAATTCAATACCATTGCCTTGCATATCTAATACGTTACGCATAGCTTTCTCCCTCATCTTAGCTCTACCAAGTAAGAACTCGAATGTGTCATCAATCGAAGCCATTAACTTTGTAGAGTAAGTAAAGAGATTTACATTATTTAAACCACGGATCATATTAGCCCATGCAAATAAAGCACGGTCTCCCGGATCTGCTCTTCCACTATCTTCATAATACTTACGAGCAAGCTCCCAGTTTGCATCAGCCTTTGTAAATTCAGCGTAACGTGTCTTGATTGTAGATATATCACCTTTCCAGTAAGAGTTTAATCTTGTAAAGAATAAATCAAATGCTTCTGGGATAGATTCCCACATCGCATTACCAGCTGCTAACGCACCACGAATTGTAGCTGAGTCACCTGTAAATGGGTAACGCATTGTAGCTCCAATAGCTGTAGATAATGGTCTTAAGAATGTTGCACTAGCTGTACCCATAAGAGCTCTAAATGGTGTTTTAGGTCCACTAAGGATACTATGGCTCATCATTTCTTGCAAACCTCTTATAATCGCTCCTGTACGGTCAGGAGATGATGCATCTAATTGACCACCTTTAAGAACAACTCGCATAAAGTTATCAAAATCTTCTAAATTATTAACATTCTTCATCATAGAAAATGCTTCAAACAACGCATTTAATAAGTTGTCGTCTGGATCATCTTTTGCTATTTGTAACATAGCTAAAATTGAATCTTTAGCATCTGCAATTTCTCCTTTTACAGCTTCATTAACAGCTCTAGCTTTACCAGCACCTAATGATCTAAATTCATCAGATAAAGTAAGTCTTGCTTTCTTTGTTTGGAATAGAGCAGTCAGCATAGTATCTACTATCTGTTTAGCTGGACCATCTATGTCATCTATAGACACAAGATCCATAATTTCTCTACCTGCTATACCAATATCTCTGAGCATCTTAAGAAGTGAGCCTACAACTAAGTCACCTATAACGACCTCTTTAGCTCCCCAAATCTCGTCACCATCAATAACACTATTATTTCGATATAATTTATCTAAATATTCTTCTGGAGTCATATCTAAAGGATTTCTACCTTGAGTTATCTCCATATGACCTTGTATAGCATCAGCCCATTTATCTAGCATAGCCTGCTTATTGCCTTTTACAGCATCAAGTTCAGCTTGAAATCTAGATGCACTCATTAACTTACGTAGGTTCGTTTCTATTATATCATCAGTAGTACCTGATTCTCTAGCTATACGTTCACGTTCTACAGGTGTAGTAACAGAACCAGTTGATCCATCTTCTGAACCCCATTCTTGACGTGTACGACGTAGCTGATCTCTTGCTACTTCTGGATCTACTTCTGATGTATGAGCACCTTGATGCCTGTCAGCTATAGGAGCATTTTTATCAGCTCTAAATTCAGTTTCACCTTTACGTAATTGTGCTAAACCAGCTTCTAATGTCTGATTTTCGACACTTTGATTACGCATACGTATCTGGTTACGAACTTTTGTACTACCTCTACCTATTAACATAGCAGCACTATCAAATGCTAGACCTATTCCCATACCTTCTACGATGTTTTTAAACTTCATCATAATAGGATGGTCAGTATCTTTGGTTGTTAGTGGTGTGTCCATCCAACCATAATGTTTACGTAGAGAACCTAGAGCATTATGCCCATCAGATTCTTTAGAAATAAGATCTGAGGCAGCACCAATACCGGCTGCTCTTGTTAAGCTACCAGCTTTAAGTAATGCACTAGCACCACCAGCTAATAAAGGTATGCCTGATACAGCTAATCCTTTAGCAGCAGCGACCGTACCAAGAGCCATAGTACCAAAGTGTACTGTGCCTCTTAGTAGTTTACCCCACCATGTTTTAGTAACTATAGGATCTTCATAGCTTTTAAAAGGTTGCCATTCTGGTTCATAAAAACCTTTTTCTTTTCTCTCTTGTGCCATCTCTCCAGAGATCGCATCTATTGTACGCTCTGGAAAAGTAGCTACTGAAGAAGCTGTATCTTGTACACCACCTGATAGGATAGATTGAGCTTCTTTAGCGTATGCTTTTAATCCCCACTGTTCGCTTTCCCTTGGGTCAGCTTGTTCTTTTAAAGCCTGCTCTTCAGTTGCTTGTTCAACTTGTCTAGCTTCAGCCGTAGCATCTTGCCTCTTTAATTCTTCAGCAAATTCGCCAACAAGTTTAGACGCATCTTCAACGGCTAAGGGGTCAATATCAAATTCTTCCATAATTTATTGTAATGTATCTTCCACGAGTGCCTTAGCTACTCCGGGAAGTAAGTTACCTAATTGGTTCATTGGTGGTAATTCTCCTACGATTTCGTAGAATTTATTTTGATCTTCTTTTGGTATATTAACTATTCTCTTAAAACCGGGCATACCGTTTAACCCGTGTCCCCGATTAGCTTTCTGTTTTAATCTACCTAAGACTAATGCTTTCTGTGTATCTTCGTCAAATAGATCATCTAACTCAAAAGGTAAATCTGGACTCTGTAATATCAGCTTAAGACCATGATTAGTAATATTATACATGCCAAAACTATCATACTTATCAGTCATGTTTAATACTTCACCGATAGTAAGTTCTGACAATGGAGTTTCTAATTCGACAAACTTACCATTTCTAGTAACTGCGTCAAATCCTCCATTTGCTTTATAAGCAGGATTAGCAATATTTTCTGTTATCCAGTCAAAATTCTCAGTAGTTAAAGCATTTCGATATACTTTAGATGAGGTAGGTTTATCTGTGAAATCTCTTGGATTTTCAACACTTTCATACCTATCTTTATCTTCCTTTACTCTACCTGTAGCTATAAGACGATTCATCATGAGATCATGAGGATCTAAGTTTGGAAATAATTTAGATAGTTCACGATAATAAGTTGGTATATATCCTCTTTTATAATTAGACTTGATATACTTCTCACCTATATCTAAATATTTTTCTTCATTTTTTAAAAGTCTAGAACTAGCTACTCCCTCTGGGTCAACAATAAGAGCTGTTCTAGCTATACTCAAATCATTAGCTGCACCATGATCATAAGTATATGCTGGTAATGAATTATAATCACCATCGTCGATCCGTTGATGTACATACTTTCTGGCTTCAGAAGCAGCAACTGAATCTGGTTGGTTTTGAGCTTTTAACTCATTAAATTTTAGTACCCAATCCTTTCTAGCTTGCATATGAACAGCTTTAAACTTAGGTGATTCAACTTGATTTAAGTCCTTATAAAACATTTTGTCTTTAACCACCGCCTTTAATAACTCCATTTCCTCAGCATGTAACTGTTTAGGGACTCCTGCTACAGTTGTCTCATTAACAAACTTAATTGCTTTTTCTTTTAAAGCTGGATTTTGAATACTAGATATATCTTGTTGAGTTACGACTCCACCTATATTGTAAATATGCTGTAATCTATCAAATTTATCTTCATCTAACTCGAAAGTATTAGTCCAAGCCTTTTTAATTACCTCTGGTGATTCTGTAGTCTGGAAACGTTTTTTATATCTTCGGTCAAGATCGTCTACCCATGCTCGAGTTCTTTCACCTTCATAATTATAGTATTCCTCATGTATCCAATTATCTTGCTCTTCTTTAATAAGGTCCTGTCGAGATTCAGATTCTCTTCTTTGTCCTTTAAGAGCAGCAGCTCTAATCTTATTTGCATCTATTGGGAACTTCTTATCGAAACTCATCACGCTACCATCATTCCATTTAAAGGGAGCTGATAAGAAATCAATAGCCTCATTATTCTCATTTAATTCTGATGGTAGTATTACGTTACCATTTTCAAGACCTTCTATTAAATCATCTCGAAATTCTTCTCTAGATTTCTTCCAACCTTGTCCGGGATATTTCTGTTCATAATAAGCAGCTCGCTGTTTAATAAAGCCATTCTTTCCGAAACTTGACTCAAGTGCATTAGCAACTGTACCACCTGTTAATGAATTATAGATATTCTGTCGTCTGCCTTTTGTAAGAGTATCATCAGTTAATCTTAATTGAGCATCAGACCATTGTGCTATAACAGCTTTTTCAGCTGTTTTGTATTTCTTAAGCCAATATTTTCTGAACTCTCTTTCAGTTATCTCTGGGTGTTTACTACGCATTGAACTGAAAATTACCCCACCAGCTTCTAACAAAAAGTTATTTACATCGTCTGGAGTAACAAGATCTTGCCAAGTTCTTCCATCAGGTAGTGTAAGGTTCGCTTGAGCTTGTGCTAGCATTGCTGGAGCAAAAGCACCATAGCGTTCTAATTTATTTTTAACATTTAACTCATCAGTATCTAAGGTGCTCATTAATGCTACATTTCTAGCAAAGCTAGGTCCACCATGAGCCTCTAAGTTACCAGCCTCAGCATTGAGTTCTACATTATATTCATTATTTATATCCTCGGCTGTAACATCTATAGCATCTAGTTCTTTATCAGTTTGCTCATATTTCTCTCCTCGTTTTTTCCATTCTCTAAATATATCCATATCATTCTCAAGCTCCTTATGATTTTGATATATTCCGACAGCACTAGGTATAAAACCTATTAGCTTGTCTATATTTTTCATCTTTTGAGAATGAGCTGCATTATATATGTCTATCTTCTGTTGAAAGAATCCTTCAGCATCTTTTATGTTTCTATCAATCTGTGCATTCTGAGCTTCAACTAACCCTATAGTAGGGTCAGTATCTAGCCAATTAGTCTTACTAATATCGGGTGGTGCATCTTGAGATTGATCAATTAATTGTTGTATAGTAGCCATTATACCTCCACCATGTCTACATCAATTTTACTATAGTCTACAGCTAAATATTTACCACCAGTATCTTCAACAATAGTTACAGCCATAGGATTAATCTTAGCAACTTCCTGTGCCATAGCTCCACGATAGCGTTTAGAACTACCTTTATAGCTAAACTCCCATATGTTGTGACCATCTGGTGAGCTACCTATATATTTAATATTTTCTTTTATTTTAACATCAGAACCGGGTTTAAAAGGACTCCAACCAAGTCCACCAGCAACACCAAGAGCTGTTAAACCAAAGTTTAGAAGTGTACTAAACCTATCACTAGGAGGCATAAGAACTGGAGCACCATATTCTGGCATCATACCAAGTGTCTTTCTATTCTTAGCATTTAGAGATCCTAACTGACGTAAAGTACCTTGTTTAGCTATTGCTTGATTTCGACCATACGCATTTCGTATTCTATTACGTAGAGCACCTTTAGCTTGTAATAACTGCATTAAGGCAGCACCTCTTCTAGAAGACCTAGATCTACCACCTTCGTTAACCTTCCGTTTAGTCAGGTATTGTTTCATTAAGGATTCTGTTTGTTTTAACGCCTTTCCTCTAGCATATACAGCTCTAGAGTAAGCATCACTTGTAGCTCGGCTATATCCTATGACGTTATCATTTAACGCCTTTTTATAACCGGCTTCTCTATTATGGTACTTGTTCCCTTCGGATATGTACCTAAATTTTTTTTCTAGCCATTTTTGTCTGGCAGCCATTCTGGCTCCGGCATTAGCATCTGCGCACACGGCAAAACTCAATAAAGGGTAAGTTATTAGGACCGTAATTAAATTCACGTAGGAACTTAAATCCTAAAAATTTCAACAGTTTCATATGAACTGTGTTTCTCTTGTCAACAATATTCCAGAGGAGGGGTTCTTGACGACCATCGACAAATCGCTTCGCCTCTCTTGCAAATAATATCGGTATTGTATGGATAACTGGAGTGCATAGCATCCAGATATCACCTCTACGTCCGACTCCAGCCATACCGGCAATCTTGCCGTTAGGGGATGTGAAATAAACACATGGGGTTTCCATAGCACTAAAGAGAAGATCTCGGATGGGGTCCATGCCATGACCTTCTTCTAGTTCTCTGCGATCATCTGAACGTAGGTTAGAGGCTACCTCGTAGGCAGCCTTCATTGTAATTGGGTGTATATATTTAGACACGTCTATAGAATCTAGGGGTGAATGAGCCTTCCCAAGCCATAGCTCGCAATGTAGCTGGTGATGGGTGACTTGATTTAAGTGTTATACCAACATTAGTATTCTTTTCATATACAGGTACTGTCCTAATTGCTTCATCAACATAAGGAGCATCTGATACTTCATATTCATCTAATGCTGGTGATTCGTATATTTCCGTATAATCAGGTTTACCTTTTCTAGTAAGTGTAGTTTCATATAATCCAGCTTTTCCAAAATGTAATTTTACTCTATGTAGTACTAAAGAACCATTTACATCAGAAGCAGCTTTTTCTCCTTGTACTTGAGTAGGATATATAGTAGGAAATTCTACACTATACTCATATAAATAACCTATATTAAATGTACCAGTTGACCAATCACCGGGTAATGTAAAATCATCATCAGGACTGTTACCTAACATTGTAGGTTCTGCATATCTACCTATTCTTGTTGCACCACTGTTATTATCGACAACAACTAATGCACCATTTGGAGAGGTTACATCAGGTATCCATGTAGCTTTGTTTGTAAATGTTGTTTTGTTTGTAGCTGCATCATATGTACCAGCTGCAAGTGTTGTATAATTATCTAAATGTATTAAATAATTTACACCATCTTGATCAAGACTTATATCATCATCATCTTGTACAATACTTAAAGTCTGTAGAAAATGATCTGAGTCTATAAAGAAGTAATCATCATTTATAATAAAGTGATATATTAATGGGTTATTAAATTTCCATTTAAACCAAGCTTGCTGTTCCCGTTTATCTGCTACGTTAAAATATCTAAATCCAAATACAGTATCAGTATTAGTCTTACCGAAAAGTACGATAGAATTTTCTCTGGAATTTGTAAGGAGATCAATATTCTTCTCTAATAATGTAGGTACAACTTTACTTGGTTCGACAACGTTGGGTTCTCCTTCTCGTCGTATATTAGCTACCTCATTGAACCGGCTAAATTTACCTGAGTTATCTACATATGCTATAGTGACACCTAATGATATAGGTGATATATCTTTGTTGTAGTTATATGTAGCTACACTACGTAACTTTGCAGTTTCTGGGTTTAGTATTTCAGCATCTGAACTTAATAAGAACTGTTGGTTAGTACTAAATACTAATAGTCCACTATTCACCTCTATCCCATCAAATATAGCAGATGGGAATGTAGAAGCACAAGCTATATCTATAGCGTCAGCTGCTCCAGTTGCTAATGCAGATTCGGCAAAGAAGTCTGGTTCTCCTAAAGAGCCCGGTCTACATAAGATTACATTTTCTCCAGCTAAGAATCCTATTCTATTTCTAAAGAAGACTATTTTATTAATACGTTTACCTACGAATGATGGCATAGGATTGGTAAAGTCATCACCAACACCTCTATCAGCATATGTAAACTGTTTTATAGTAAATGTAGTAGCAGCTGTACGTTGTATAACCAGAGGCATATTTGTTAGCGATTTAGCTATACCCGGTTTAGCACATTCTACCCACGAGCCGGGACCATCAAGATCGTTAGTACCTTCAAATTTAAGATAATAGTCATCTTCATCTGATATTCTAGAGTTAGTTACTTTGCATATATAACCATGCCTACATTGAGCGGGTAGCCGAGATACATCATTAACAGACTTTTGAAAGACTCTCATAATGTCATCTTCCATAACCTCTACAGTAAACGGATTGGCACTTGAATAATATACACCAGTACCTATAACTTTAGCGGTTATACCTGATGGTAAACCTGTGGATATACTACCTAATATAGCTTCTGCTGTAACAGCAGTTTGAGCATCAAATGGTGTAGGTGATGGGCGTAGTAAGCCGTCTCCAGCTGAGGATACAGTAGCTTTTACTTCTGTGGTCTCATGTTCCATAACAGTTACTTCCATATAGGCTTGCTGACCTGTAGTACTATTACCTGAGTGTACCACATCAGCCGCTTCATCAGCATATGAAGGATTAACTCTGACTACATCACCTGTAACCCAACCTTCTCCACCATGTAATAAGACAACTTCAAGGCTATAACTACACCTATAGTTTTGTCCACCGGGTCCAGAAGTGCTAGCACCATAATTAGGACTAATACCTTGTTGACCTAAAGCTGTAAGCCGTAAAGTTAAATTATCTTTACCACTTGTTAAAGTAGTACCACTACTGTTTTTAACATGTACTATACCGCTCGATGCAGTATAACTACCAGCAGCTGTAACACTAAAAACTTCTGTACCTATACCGGGACAAAAGCCAGTACCATCAGTTTCATCAAAGGAGTGTCCAGTAATCTTTATCTTTGTAGCTCTATTAACTGTTGTTAAACTACCTGTAGCACTTGAATCATAAATATTCACAGCATATTGTCTACCGTTTTCTGTCCGTATTAGTTCAATAAATGCACAGTGAGCTTCTGGTCTATCATCTGTAGTACCTGTAGTACCTATTAGAGTATTAGAATTAGTAGAGTCCCTACTGTTAATAAATGTAGTATCATTGATAGTAAGGAACTGTATGTTTTCTGGGTCACTTGTAGCTAAATAGTTTTGTATTGCTGTTTGTCCACCTGTACCATAAGCAGTAGTCATTTGTTGACCATCACTGCATCTCCAGACTCTAACTTGTCCATCAGCTGCAACTTGTCCTACGTATGATCCTTCATCTTCATCACGATAGTAATGAAACCATGAACCACCACTCTGTACATTAGCTAATTTACCAGATCCTATTCTTTTAGAACCCGGTCTTTTATATAAACCATCTGTGATGTCTGGTACTGCATTTACAGAGCTTTTAACTTGTCCGGGAAATTTTAAATGATCTGGCTGCTCAGACATACCAGCTGCGAAAGATGGAATGTTTTGTCTAATGTTAGCCATTATCTACCTAAAGCCCTCCAAGGTTTGTATGCGTTATATGTGCTATCTTCTGGTAAACCAAACATAGTATGATTACCTTGGTTACATTCGTATTCCATAAGTGCAGCACGAGCTTGTCCTTCTTGTGTACCTAGTAAGTTTACTAATTGTGGGTTAGCAACTAACTGAACAGCAGCTTGTCTTGATGCTCTGTAAGTAATAAATCTTCTGAATACTGGTGGCACGTCTTCAAAGTTATATAGTTTTACAACGTCTAAGTAGATCTCAGTTATGTCAGAGAAATCATCAGTATGATCAAACTTATCATAAAGATGACCAGACCTTCTAACGACATCGTAGTTTCTTTTTGCCCATCCATCTGTTACATCTAATTGTAGTACGTCTGATCCTATAGCTATCTTGCCTGTTACAGAATCAGGTGTGTATCTTACATGCTTCTCCGTATTGAAGTGCCAGCCTTCTGCCTGTACATCTACGTTAGCATCTTTTAATAAATTATATATAAACTGTATTTCTGGATTAGCATTAGTAATAGCCCCAGTTGTGGGGTCTTTTAATTGAGTTATTGGTGCCTGTCCGATAGCTCCCAGTATTGAATTTACTGCGGATAGTTCGGTATCGAGGTCAATAGTTGTGGAAGCCATAATAAAAAAGGGAGCCGAAGCTCCCGTATAAAAATAAATTAACCAAACGCTGCTGGTTTTGTTGCTGTACCGCAGAATAATTCTACAGCGGCAGCTGGGTTTAAGTAGTCTGCACCCATTGCAAGACGACCAAGAATTACGTCACCTTGATAGATTACAGAAACATCCCCTGAAGTTACCTGAACCTGTGGTCCGATAGCTTCTACAACACCGGCGGCTTCTTTCTGGAATATAAGTCCACATGAGTTGTTGAACTTAGCTTCCTGTCCGTAGTCGTTAACAGTGTCGTTGTGCTGATCGCCCATTGCTTCACCAACGAAAGATCCTGAGTTACCGGGATCTGTTGTGCCGGGAGCTGTGGCAGACGCAGAACCATACTTAGTACCAAACTTACCAAAGAACGGAATGTTCATTGACTTGTAGATCTTGATACCAGCGATTTCATATACGCCTTTACCAGACTGAAGAGCATCTCCTTGAGAGTCTCTGTTTACTAGGTAAGCACCAATTCCAGATCCGTCTAATCCCTTGATAAGGGCGTAGTATTGACGTGGGTTGATAACTGCTACTCTACCTTCAGTACTTACACCTTTCTCATCTAAGGCAGCTGCTGCATCATAGAACGCAGTAACTAGCTTGTCAGGATCATAGGCTTCAGCACCAGAGTTAGTTGCAGAACCAATTTGGATCTGTGTACCACCGGGCTCAACATAGTTGGTCTTGGTTACTGGAGAAGCTTTACGTGCAGCTTTTGTGATTGCACGGAAGATTCTACGGTCATAGTTCTCAGCTAGAGCATAACCGATCTTGTTTGAGATTTCTCCTCTCAAATCATAATGAGAAAGTGTCTCATCTAACTCATAAACAAACGCTGAACTGATTAATAGGTCATCGCATGTAATTGTCTTTTCTGCTACTGGAGGTGCATTGTCACTGTTACCCAAGATGGACTGACCGGGAGTATGGAACTCACTATTTGTCCTACCTGTGTAGATGAACTGAAGACTCTTACCGTTCTTCAAAGTTCTCTTTGTGACTAGATCCCTTGCGATTGTATTTCTCTGGAATCCTTTGAACATCTCTCCACTAAACAGCTTTAAAAATAAAGCACGGCGTTCTGTTGTTGTAAATGTAGAACCCGCACGAGTTGCATTATCAGCACCCGGCGCAGTTAGCGAGGTGAGTAATGAACTATTTTGATGTGCCATTGATATGGATTGTTAAAGATTTATATTGCTTAGTACTAATTTTCTCGAGATTGTTGTAGTCTTTCCTACCGTCATGACGGCTAATGGTATCCACTGGATGTTACCGTAGCAACATAACCATAGGGCAAAAGCCAATTGAGAAGAGGTCCGACTCTGAGGTGCCTCTTGTCTCATGTGATATAGAACATGTGACCATTCTATAAAACAGAAAAGAGCCGCAATCGTAATGATTGCAGCCCAACATGAATTTAATTTCACTTAACAAATTTTTTGTAAGCAATGCCACGATATACGTAAGTTACTTGCATTGTAATCTCCATATACCTAAGCCCCGTTCCATGCTTAGGAGTCATGCGTCCCCAAGTGGGGGATGAACGGACGGGATTGCTATTCTCCTGTAAGAGCTTCCTCTAGCGATTCATACTCTTTCTCTTCAGTTTTGTTTTCAGGTTTAGCTTCTGGTTCAGGTGAATAGCGAGTAACAAAAGCTTTAACTGTTGAATTTTGTTGGGACATTAGACTGGGTAATTATTATCTTTGTTGAAAAAATCTGTGTTCTTCACTTTCTTTTTCTTTATAGGACTATCTTTATCTAGTTGATCTAAAGGGTCGTAATCACCTGTTTTCTTTCCTAAGTCCTTAATCTTTTTCTTTATTTTTTTAACCATTATCCT